GGAACGTCTCAAGGTACTTGTCGCTGCGTCCACCACCCTTGCTGTAGTCGTTTGCCATTTGATTGAATGGGTCGATAATCACACGGTCCACACCATGCTTGATAATCATACTAAGGAAAACTTCTTTCACATAGTCAGGTGTTGGGCTCACGTTCTTTGGGTATACCATGAAGATATGTTCGCCAATCATCTTGTAAACCTTCATGTACGCGTCATAACTTGGTCTGTTGTAGTTGTTGGGTGTACAATCTTTACCAAAGTAAATCTCCACCAGGTCGTGGTAGAATTGCTCCGCCGGTAATTCCTCAGGGGTGAAGATGGCCACCTTCTCGCCAAACTTAACCATGCGGAATATCATCTCCCATTTCATGAATGATGACTTACCATAGTTTCCTATTCCGGAAACAATTGTTAATTCTCCCTTGACTCTTTTGAAGTGTTTGTCGAGTAACGGAACGCCAAGTGGCATTGCTGCCTGATAGCCCTTGTGGTAAATCTCAGCGGCCTGTTCAATTACCTCTTCGGCGTAGATCACATCTTCTGCGGCAATATTCTCCGCATCTTCTGCGGTGATTACGATATTAATCTCCGCATGGTTAGCCTTACTAACCAACTGGTCCTTGGTAAACTCAGCTGTGTTCCATTGATTCATGTTAGCCCTGTACGCACTACGGATGGCTTGACGGCATTCCTTCTGACTAAAGCTAGAGTCGGGGGTGACGTGCATCATCATCAGGCCATAGCAGGTCTCTTCCATCATCCCGAATCGGCAACAGCTTGCGGCCAACTTGAAAACAAAGTGGTTCCTCTCCCCCTCACGGAAGGCGTCGCCCTTGGACGTCATCCACGTCAAAAGGTTTTGGAATATCTTATCGTCATCGTTAATCGTCTCGGTGGTTGTCTGTTGTGGCAACCTCCTGTCAGCCTTCTTTACAGGTAAATTATTATAAACCTCTGCATTCGGATTGTAGTACAGATCAGGGTCATACGACTCAAAGCAAAGGCGTGAAACATTGCGACCAGTCTTGTCGATGTCGGGCATTTCCGCCATTAGTGCATCAAAATGCTCTTTATGTTTGGTTTTCCACTCAATTTCAACGAGCGCTTTTAAGCCCTTTCCAGAGGGTGAAACCCAAACTGCGGTAATGTGTCTTATAGCGCACAATTCATTTCTCTTTTGGGTGATATTTGGGACATTATCGAAATCAAGCACGATGTATCCTGAGTGTTCGACAAGCTCAGAATCCTTGCGTTTATTGAAAACGCCACTGAAGCATACCGCAGGAAGTTTCTTTTTTAACTCGTCCGCCTCTTTCTTGGTTTTGGCTTCCCTCGCCTTCTCAACAAGTGTCTTTGATTTTCCAGTCCTAATTCGTTCAAGTGCGCCCAATACACTAATTGTGTGTCCTTGCAGATCATTGAAGTCTTTGTAGATGGATACTTTACCATTTATTCCTTGCGTCATTGGGGTCATAGCTATAGTTTGTTTGTTTTAAGTTCGTTGTTGTTGTTTCGTCTTCCCACCTTCTGTCGCGAAGATAACGCACCGGATCCTTCCAATACTTGCGTTCTCGCCCGTTCTTGTGGTTTCCCATACCCTCTACTGCAAGTGTGCGGTCCGCATCAGATAATTTGTTCCATGCAGCAAGAGTTTGTTTCTTATCCACCTTCTTGTCGTATGCAAGCCAAAAGTCCTCAAATGCGTATTTGTATTTTATTGTTTCTTTGTTGGTATTTGTTTCTTTATATATATCGATGTTACCCGACTGTTGGATATCACCGACAACGGGAAAACCAGATGTCGGTAAATCCGCTTCTCGGCAAACATGAGGTTCGTCATACACAATATGATTCCAACCTAGCATCCTTCCCGTAGCAGCATCCATATAACGACAACTAAGCACGTACCCCTTGTCTTGCAAGGACTTGAACACACGGTCAATTGCGTGTTTGCCGTCTGGAAGTTGATCGTACATATTTTTCTTGTAAAGCACCCAATTGTCCGGAAGTGAAAGAAGGAAGCACATCATTCCCTTTTCCTCCATTGTAAGCTGATTGGATTGTGAGATTTCGTTTGGGATAATCGCGAAGTCATGCTTGCGTTTCCCTTTAACAATTTGTCCTGTATTCATAAGATAAAAAAAGCTCGCAAGAACCACTTTGCGAGCTTTTGAGTTGGTTAGTATTTGTAACCACCTTCCAACCCCCGGTTGCTGTGGTTCTTTAGCAAACGGGGGGCGGAATATTTGGCAAACATAAAACAACCACGCGAGGTTGTCAAGGATTTTCTTCATTATTTTTTATGTGCCATGTTTCGCATTCCCAGCACATATAAACCTTCTGATCATAATCGCATTTTTCCTGAGCTTCCTTACGGGTCTTGTAACATCTTTTTCCACAGCCATATATGGAGTTTTTTATCATAAACCCAAGCGATAAGAGGACTAGTATAATTGAGCAGATAAACATAGCGCAAATTTACGCAAAATAGTCTTGTTTACAAGCAAGAACTTGACACTGTGTGATTTATTCGTATATTTGCATTATGACGAAATTAAGACCACCAGACGGACGACTATTTGTTACGGTAGATAAGATTTCCAAAAAACAAAAGGACGTAACAGTAACCCATGTTGGTGCTGGGTTAGACTTTGAAGTAGGCCAAAAACTTTGTGTAATTGGTAAAATTGAAAAGGTTGAAATTCAAGGTCTTGACGTGTACACTGTTCATGAACGAGACGTAGCTTTTATTTATGAGTAACATTGATAATTGGAAAAGAGCTATCTCTATTGTCAAAACAATGATTGATGACAAGATAGAGATATACGAGGTGATGAAGATATTCACACCCATGGCAAGCCCGGCCAGAAGAAACCTGTTGTATTGCAACCCCAATATAACAAGTTCTGATTTGGATCAGGTGGAAAAAGCCATACAGAGATACAAATCTACTTTAGAAGAGATGGGCAAGACGGAGGTTGAGGTTCGCATCAAGCGATCTACCTACTTCCAAAAACTGAAAGAGCATTATGATAAGGACAAAAACAAAAAGTAACTACCTCAAAATCATAGAGGTTTACGAATACTACATTGAGCGAGAGCAGACAGACATGAAGGATGTTGAGCGCCTGATGAGTAATTGGGACGCAATAAATCTGTTTGGAACCTATTCATCATTGAGAAGAGGCGTGAATAAGATAAAGAGAAAAATGCCGGTTGGCAAAAAGAACTTTGAAACGCAAAAGCAGCTTTTTGAAATATACAAACAGTCCAAGAAATGAATTTAGACAGCATCAACATAGACAGTTTACGACTACTAAACGGAGAATGCCTGGTTGAGATTCGCACCATGGTAGAAGATGAGGTGGAGTTTAATGGAGGTAAATTGAAACTTGTCACTAGCGTAAAAGACCATGTGGATGACTTTTCTATAAACGAAATGATGTCCGCCCTTAATGCTCTGAAAAAATCTAGGTACAAGGACGAGAATGCCAGGAAGGAGTACATGAAGATGATGATGTCTCAGAAAAAGGAGGCTGATCCAAACAAGATTAACCACGAAGCAAAGCAAGCGGTTCGCCGGGGCAAAATCGTAAAGTTGCCTGAAAAAGAACTTGGTTATAACGGATGGGACTTTGATTGCGAGTTTGATGGCTTGGTTGGGGATGAGGTTTGGTTTGACTCTTCGTACTCCAGGGAACGGCTTGAAGAGAAGGAGGGCGGTATCATCATAGGAGATAAAACATATCTACTGATCCCGGCAAGGTCTATTTTTGCGGCAAAAAGAAATGATGAAATCGTTAGTTTAAACGGATATATCATAGGCAGGAGAATACCAAACGACAGAACGTATGGCTCTTTGTTTTTGCCTGATTCTAAAATAGCAAGAATATCAGTAGAAGTTGTTCCGTCTAGAAAACCTAAATACAGGGAGCCTGATGTGTGGACAAATAGTGACGTTAAAAAGGGAGATATTATTTGTTTGAAAGAGACATTTGCAATAGCTCTTGATTCAACACTTGCGAACAGCACTGACCTTGTTCGGTTCCAGCCTCGAGTAATACTTGCATTTGAAGAATGATAAAATTAGACTTTAGTAAAATATCGTACAACATTGAAGGCATCCCGGATGACGAGTCGGTAATCTACCGCTTCTCGGACCTGGCTAGTCAAGCCCACATTCTCGACAGATCTGACGATCTTCCTGAAGGGGTTAGCGCTGACAAGATTGTACGCTATCTCATATATATGTTCGCTCCAGGTACTCCCGTGAAGGACGCGTATCCGGACATCAACCAGCGCAAACGATATACCTTGAACAAGCTGAATATCATGGTTGATGATACGGATCCGGACAACGGGTACGCCCAGCTCTGCATGATGAATGTGGACTGGGCGGTGGAGCGTTACATCGTATTCACCCGCCTACAATGCTCGGAGGACTACTCAATTATGAGTACGGCTGACATCCGAATATCCGCATTGCAAAGAGCACTTTTGACTCAGCCTGTTGATAGGTCTAATGACGATAAGAACTTCCAAGCGGGGCTTGAGAGTTGGAGACAAACGCTTGTAGATGCTCGTAGTCGAATCATGAATGATGAGGTGAGTATAACCTTGCAAAAGGCAATCACGTTTTCGGTTCGCGCAGAGAACTTGGGCATACAGCCAGAGCACTATAGCCGTATATGGCGTGAGAAAAAAGAAATATTCCCGGAGATTATACCATAAAGTATTATACCATGAAGTACGAATACGAGGAGGAAGATAAATACGTTTCGTTTCATGAAGACGACGATGAGCTGGATACAATCCGCATCCCGCTTCCGCGCTTGGAGGAATGGTATTCACACCATTTAAAAAGAGAAGTCACAAGGGAAGAAGCTCTTACTTACGTGGATGGATACGGAATGTATCCGAGAGAGCAAAAGTTTCAATATCAGGAAATTCCCGAAAAGATAAAGCTGATATACGAAGTGGTCTTCAATAAAAAGCACGCAACCAACAAGTCCAAATACAAGGAAGTAGGTGACGTAAGGCTTGAAGATATTTACGAGGAGATTGAGTCCAATCAGAAGTATTATGCTATGGAGATTGAGTGGATCAAACTCCAAATCAAGCGCAGGTACGTTGGGTATTGGTGTTTCATTAAAGGGAAACCTACATACATAAACGGGGCAAACTATTTCTTTTTGAACTTTTGGACAGTAAAGAACTTTGGCAAGAACAACAACCGGCCAGACTACCGAGATTACCAGCGCAAGATGTTTCACCTGTTCATGTACGCTTATAGCACAGAAGACGCATTCTATAAGCACAAGATTATCTACAGGGAAGATGGTGTGGTAAAAACAAAATACTCAAACCAAGATGTAAAAAAGGTGGTTGAGGAAATGAACGAGATGAATGTTGAGTATTTCATGGAACCAAACCTAAACATCACAGTGTCAAAAGGCAAGAGAACGGTGCATGGAATCAACTTTGTGTCCGGGCGACGAATCGCCAAGACAGCAATTGCTTGTTGTTTCTGTACGTGGGGAACACTCAATATGCCCGACCAAACCTTTATCATCCAGGCGATGAATGAGGATCAGGCGGTAAACAAGATATTCATAAAGCAAATTCAAACACCAGTAAGCAAATTGCCTTTCTTCTTTCGCCCGTACTACCGTGGCCGAATAGAAGCCAAGGAGGGCTTGCGTTTTCAATATGAAGGAGCAATTGCATCAGCAGCCAGAGCCGGGATTATCCCAGAACAAATGGAATGCTTCATCACGCCGCTCCCTTCGACGGAGAAAGCGGCGGACGGTGAAGCGGAAATTGCTTTTGTCTACCGTGACGAGCCAGCGAAGAAAACGGATGCGAAGGCGGCAGACCAAAACATCCCGACGTGGTGGTACAACACGATGAAGCCAGCAATCGAGCGAGGCGAGAATATTCGCGGATTCTGTATCATGCCGTCCACAGTAGGTGATATGGATACGGGTGGTGGAGCACAATTCTTTGATATTGCCAACGACTCGCATTTCTCTGATCGTAACGAGAACGGAACAACTCCGTCAGGACTCATCAACTTCTTCCTTCCCGGTTACTACGCAGTGGAGGGGTACATCGACGAGTATGGGGCAAGCATTATTGACGATCCATCGGAACCGGTTATGTCCAACGAAGGCAAGTGGATTACCAAGGGAGCCAAGTCTTATCTATTGAACCAGGCGGACTATTTCGAGCGCAAGCGGGAATGGCAGAAGCTTATCAAGTTGCAGCAAAACTTCCCAATGACATGGAAGCAAGCGTTTGCTGTAATACCCAAGGACATGGGTATGCCTATTGAGAAGATGCGTGATCGCATATCGGAACTCAAGTTTTCCCGAACACCAATTTCTACGAAGATCAACTTCAAGTGGATCGGAGATAAGTTCGGCGGGGACGTATACGTAGAGAACGACCCTAAGGGTAGTTGGACTATGAGCTACCTGCCACCGCACGAGATGCGTAATAGAAAAACAATTGTTACGGCAGAGGAAGGATACATACCGCCAAAAGAAAAAGGTGTTATTTACGCTCCCGACCCATCCGTAATGAACAAGTATTTCCTTTGCTGTGACCCGGTAAAGTTCCATAAGCGAAACACGGTAGGTAAGAAGAAGTCAAATGCGGCAGCGGCTGTTTTCTATAAGCGAGATAGTCAAGTAGATCCAGATAGTAAGCCAAGAAACGAATGGGTTAGCAATGACTGGATATTGATTTACAACAGACAAACCGAGGATAAAGCTGAGTACCATGAAGAATGGTTGAAGGCAGCTGTATTCCTTGGGGCTTACGTCTACCCAGAATGGCCCGATGGCGAGGCCCTTGTAGAATACTTTAGGGACAACGGGTTTGACGGATACCTTTTGAAGGACCTGGGCTCTGATGGAAAGCAGGACTCAAGGCCCGGGGTATGGGCAGGAGAGGCTGAGAAGAACGAGATGGCTGGGGATATCATGACCTACTTTAACAACAATGTTAAGTACGTGAAGATGTGGGAGATAATCGAGGAATGGAGTCAGATGAGGGGTATTGACGATCTCACAAACCATGACTTGTGCGCTGCGACAGGATGGTGCATGAGAGCTATAAAAAGCAGAATGCCAGACCTTTACAAGGAGGCGTATCAGCCTGTAGAGGTTAAAGGCGGATTCTCGTTTTTTGAAATAGACTGATTGTTTTCAACCATTTATGATAATTTTTCATACATTTGTGTTTGATTACTTAAATTTGTAAGATATGATACTGCCTCAATTGGCCGGCGGGGTTTTGTTCCCCGAAGACAATGTACCAGAGATAGAGAAGTTGAAGCCCGATTTTGGCTTGCGATGCGGTAGAGCGTTGTATTCTCGTTACTGCTCCGGCGGTGCTTACTTTTCTTTTAATCAACTATCTGAAATGCAGGAGACTAGAAATTATGGTTCCGGCATTCAGAACAATGAAAAATATAAAAACTGGTTTTCTAACGGATCCCCAATTGGAAACAAATCTACCGGGGGAGCCGAAGCAGTACAGACAACCAGGGGCATGACTAAGGCGCAGAGAAAGGCAATGGCTAATATTAGCTACGACATTTTCTCTCCCATGAAAAAGCTAACAAATGTTCTTCTATCAATTCTTGCGGATAACGATTATAAACTTGATTGTGTTTCTCTTGATAAAAACATCATCAACAAAAAGAATTATGCGAAGAATGATATCTACATTAAAACAAATTTTACGAACCCGTTGATGCGGGAGCTCGGTCTTCCGGAGTTTGATGTTCCTTTTGTACCCAAGGACGATAGCATGATAGAGATGGCTGATCGACTTGGGTTTTTTAAAACTAAATATGAAGTTGCTTTAGAGAAGCTGGCCGAATCAGGCTTTAGGGCTTCCAATTGGCACTTTATGAGGAATGAAATCAACAGGGACGCTATAGACTATCATTTTCGAGCTGCCAAGATTTACAACGATCCAATTACAGGACAGGTTAAAGTTCAATACATTGATCCCGCCCGATTGGTCATGCTCTGGAACGAGGACAATCAAGAAGATCCTGTTGCAATAGGTCACATTGAAATTGAGACCATACAGTCAATATACCCCAAGCTGATAGAAGCTGGGTTTGACGAGAAGCAGATACAGGCGATGGCAAAGTCTTATGTTCCGTATCAGACGGATGCGTCAATGATCCCGGTTTGGGCATTTGAGCGTAAGGACGCTACAACCAATCGCTGGATTTGGATGGACTTTAAAGTATACGTTTTGAAGTTCGAGTATCTTTCTACTGACTACAAGCAGTACGTAGAAAGAACAAACAAGCAGGGATACGCTACGTACCTACGCAACAATAAGCCAGTAGAGGAAAAGAAGAAGAACCCAAGCGATACTTACGATGAAGTAAGTTGCAACTATTGGTATGAGGGCTCTTACATTATTTCAGGAACAGGACTTGACCGCATTTACGATTGGCGTAAAAAACCAAATCAGATGCAGAAGGGCCTAAGCCCAATGAGTTCTTATGTAATAGACCGCATACCGGGTCAATCCCCAACCAGAAGCGTAAAAGGTTTGCTTGACGACTTGATGTTCGCCATGCTGAAATTACGCGCAGCTGTTTGGGCTGCCGCTCCTAAGGGATACAGAATTGATGTCGGAGAAGCTGCTAACATCAAGATTGGTGGCGTAGAATACGATCTTTTTGATTTGGTTCACGTACACAGGCAGAATGGTATACAGGTAGTGGCAACTAAGTTTAATGCCGCGACCGGTAAATATGTATCACAGCCATTGCAGGAAATGGACAATGGTTTGGGTCCACAGGGAGCCGAATGGATACAGCAAATAGCCAATTTGCAGATGATGATCAAGGACACCATGGGCATACCAGATGCCATGGCCGCAAGCCCTGATCAAAGCGCAGAAAGGCTAGTTGGCGTGATTGAGCAAGATTATCAAGCTGGCAATCATGCGAATTGGCCGCTTAGAGAATCTGAACGAAACTTCAAGCGCAAGGTTGGCGAGCGTATAATCCATCAAGCCAGAATAGATATAGAGTACGATTCTAAGATACGTGAGTTTTACGAGTCTATTTTGGGTAAGTCTATGATCAATTCAATAGATGAGCTGGAGGGTATTTCTCTTGATGCGTTGGCTATAACTGTAAAGTCTTTGCCAAACGAGAAAGAAAAGAGTTCTATTCTTCAAAGAGCGATACAGATGTCGCAGATACCGACAAAGGACGGCGGTGTACTCTTGTCTCCATCAAACGTGGAGCACGTTGCACAACTTCTGAAAAACGGAGACATTGACGAAGCTCTTTGGTTTATGGCCACTCAAGAAGCCGAGTCACGCCAGCGCGAGGAGAAGAATGCCCAGGAAATGCTTCAACAGACAATCCAAGGCCAGCAGCAGTCAGCTATGATGGCTGAGGAAGCAAAACGTCAAACCGCAATGCAGCTTGCTGAGATTGAAATCATGAAGCAGCGTGAAATGGCAAACATGGAACTGATGAAAGAGCAGGAGCTTGCCAAGATGAAGGCGGATGCCAATTATCAGGTTCAATTACTAAAAGGAAAACAAACACTCGAACAGATACAACTCGAGGCAACTCTCGAGGCTCAATACGGAAACGAAATAACAGGAATAGTATAAGATTATGGAAAACAACGAATTTGAAACCCAAAACGAACAAGCGAACAATCAAGTAACCGAACAAGTAGCCGACCAGGTTGCCGAACAAGTAACCGATCAGGCTACGCCGGCAGAACAGGCTTGGTTTGCTACCTATGGATACGAAAGCGAGGATTCTTTCAAAACTGAGTTTGAACAGCTTCGTTCTTACAAAAGCCTGGCAGAAGAACTTGCTGAAAGGCAGAAAGATATAGAGGAAGGTATTGCGCTCTTGCAAGAAGCTGAGGACCCGTTTGGCGGGAATGACGAAGCCAGAACTATTGTAGCCTTTGGTAAAAAAGGTCTAAGTGCTTCTGTTGCAAACCAAATTGTATCTTCCAACGAGCAGTCTTTGATGGAGGATCCATTGAAAGCATTGATACTTGCCGAGGCGGTAAAGAACCCAAACAAGTTCAAGCAATTAGGTCAACAGACTATTGAAGAAGCAATTCGAGAGAAGTACAACCTGGGAGAAGGGGAGTATTATGCTTCAGCGCTTATGAAATCTGATGCTATTGACGCAATAGAGATCATAAATAAAACTAAAAAAGAAGTTGAGGATGTTAAAAATCCTTTTACATTTGCAAAAGAGCTAAAGAGCCAGAATCAAAAGCAGATTGCGGAAAGACAGACAATAGCATTTAATGAGGCAGAGTCCTACGCTAAACAGCTAAAAGAAGTCCCCTACAAATTCGGCGACACGGAAGTTTCGTTAAAAGTTTCAAACGAAGAGATTGAGTCGATTTTGAAGTCACAGTATGCAGGCTATTTAGGTCAAGCCTTTGATGCTGCCACAAAGGAAGGTAAACAAGCGGTGCGCGAATGGTTGTCGAACCAAATCCTCATTCATAAGGTTCAGTCTGGGGATCTAGGAGTTCAAATTGCCAAATCGCTTTCTGCTCAAACCGAAAAAAAGGTAGTGCGTGATGTCTACAACGGTCAACCCAAAACAGTTAATCGTGTAGGCAAAACAACATTGGACGCCAAGGATTTAACTCCGGCACAAAGAGATTTGTTGGAACGAGGACTTCCTTTGCCGTCTCAAAAAATTAAATCATAATAACTCTTAAAAAAGCTTAATAAAATGGCATTTGTACAGAGTCCCACCATTAATCCGTTGTCAACGTCAGCGATGACCTTCGGCGGAATTATGAACAACTGGGACGCAATTAAAGAAGACTTCGACGCCGTAGCATATTTGCCTTTCGGTGATGAATATTGGAGCGCAATGAACCAAATCATGAACGGTATTGGTAACCGTGAGGTTGCTACCAATCCTCGCGTTCGTTGGTTTGAGTTGACTCGCATGGAGGTTCCTGCTCTTGTTGCTACTGGCGCAACCCTTGTTGCCGGTGACAACACTATCGTATTGAACACTAGCGATCGTCAAGAACTTCCTACTGGATCTGGAGATTTCTACTCCTGGCCAACAGTTCACGAGATTTGGCGTCACGCTCCATCTGGAGCTTTGGTTCAAATCACAGCTAAGGCAGCTGACGGTATTACTCTTACTGTTCGTCCTGTTACTACAGACGGCGTAGGCGCTGTTATCGCGGCTACTGACTTGTTGTTCTATGTCGGTGTATCTGTTCCTGAAAACTCTACTGCTCAAGCAGGTAAGTTTATGTTTGATGAAGTGAAGACTTCGTTCTTGCAAACAATGCGTCACGACATTACGACTAGCTCTGAGTCATTGTACAACCAGTTGTGGTATTCTCAGCTTGAGAACGGTACTGCAACTCCGTACTCTAACTCACGCGATATCATCTACTTGCAGCGTGAACATCAAGTTGCAATCGTAAATACCTTCTTGGCCGGTGAAGCTACCACCAACACTTCTTTGACTTCTGCTACTTCGTTCCAAACCACTCCAGGTTTGATCCCAACGATTTTTGCTGATGGTCAAGTAGAAGATACTGGCGGTGCAATTAATACTACTGACTTCTATGCTTTGGAAGGAGCTTTGACTCAACAAGATGCTTCTGTAAAGAATTACATGGTTTGGACTAGCGGCGTAACATCTGCTCAGATTGAAACAGCCATGTTGACTTACAACCAGAACGCTAATATCCAAATCAACAAGGTTCAGATGGAGAAGACTTTCTGGGGTGAGGGTGCTTACGCAGACTTGATGTCAACCACTTACTCATTCAACAACCTCGTGTTCAACAATAAGAACTTTGGTCTTGTTCGTATGGGTATTTTCGATAACCCACAAACCTTCGGCGCTTCAGGTTCTAGCTGGTCAGATTACGCAGTATTCTTGCCAATGGCTCCTGGAAACGTAGACGATGGTATGGGTAATCTTGGTAAGTATATCCGTCTGTGTCACAAGCCAGGTGCATTCATGAATATGTGGCAAACAGGTGGTCGTGCGGCAACCAACAAAACTGACGCATGGCAGCTTGGAGTTCACATCGTATCTGAAATCGCGTTCAAATTCATCAACGCTAACAAATACGGTATCTTCCACGACCCTATCTAATCTAGTGAATAATGATAAAAAGGGGGCAATTCCGCCCCCTTTTTTTAAAACCCAACATACGTTATGCTTTTCGATATAAGTACAAATCAGCCAATCTCTATACCTGATTGGGCTGAAAAACAAATGAGAGATGATTTTCCAGATTTCTTTAAGGGCAAGCCTGTTAAGATAAAAATTCTGGATAAAAAAATGAGAAGGAGCTACAAAGTTCCATCAATTGACAAAGAAGGAACACCTCGTCTTTTCGTAGAGCCGCCACGCGGAAACTCAAGAAAGGCAAGAGGAATTGTAGTGGATCCGGAAACAGGTGACGAGTATCACATCCAATACTCAACAACATCACCTCGCCCGGGTCAGTACGGAATGGAGTTTCCTTATCCTGGAAACAACGTAACCATAAGACACGGCATGGAAATCAGACCCGGTCAAAAAGATCTTCTATTTTACGTTCATTTTATTTGCCCAATCATAGCAGATAACAGATGTGCTAGAAAATCTCAAGATCCGTGGTATACCTATGACAAGCCAGAGGTTGAAGCTAAGAATAAAATCGAATCAGCTCGTTCAGCTCGTGATTTAGAGAACTTGATCTATTTTGATGCTTCATACGAAATTATCCTAAAGGCTATGACTGGTCTTGGCCTCAAGATTAAAGACACCGAAGAAGAAAACCGAGTTTTCTTACACGACTCGATAAAAGGAGGTTCTGAGACATTTAAGAAAAATGCGTTTGAAATCCTAGGTGGAGTAACCAAGAGACAGCAGGTAAAATCCGAAGAAACTATTCACGAGCTAATTAATCGACTTTCTTCTGAAGGTTTTATTAAAAATGAAGACGGAATTTGGTATCTTCGCGACCGTAGAGGTGATGGAACTAAATGGCTAAAGAGTCCATTCTTTGAATCAACAGGAGAAAAGGATGCTTTTGCTTTGATTGACCACCTCAAAGTGAATGAAGAATTATTAGGTAAATTAAGAAAACTATAAAAGATGATTAGCACCGTAACCCTTGCGTTTGATCTAACGGCTTCGCCGCCAACGGGTATAGTAACAGACACAACAGACTATGCTGCATTAGGCATAGACCTTGTTCTCGCTAGAGCCAAGGGATTGGGTGTGATTTCTTTTAATGGTGATATAGTTGAGGATAGAAATACAATCCTCAATCCTATGATAGATTTTGAAAACTTGGGGAGCAATCCCCAGGTTTTTACCTTCCCCCTGGAGCTTGATGTAGATGGAAACGTAGCAAATGGCGTATACACATTTCAATACAGTCTTCGATTAGACACGGAGTTAATACCATTTGATATTGCTGCAATTCCCACTGCAAACACAATTTCAATTGTAACCACAGAATCTTGGTTGGCCAACTTCTTAGAGCCGACGAATGATATAGAACTTCTTGTTGGAGCGCCGGCTGTCTTTGTTGAGGTTGCTTCTGCTGTGTTTCTTGATCCAAACATAACTATTACAACCTCTGACGCTATACCTTCTGGCGCTTACACAAACCTGAGGTTTGATTTAACAAATTTGCAGTTTAGTGGTACGTTTACTTATTCCGGATGCACTCAAACCACCGCAGACGTAAGCTTTACTTACGATTGCGAATATGGAGATAGCGGATCTTGGGCAGCGGCTAACACAACGGTACTCGCTTCAAATGAGGTGGTGTCGTCTTTAAGCTGTACCATTAACTACCCAGGCTGGGCAACACTTAGTCCTACTTTCCCCGGAAATGTAGTGACAACAGCTTTGCCTTATCCAAACCTAGTAACTCAATTAAATCCTCTTGCGACAGGAACGTATACCGTTTCTTTATCTCAACAGATACAGCAAACACAGACGGATGGATTGATTCTTTTGTACACTACTTCCGTAAGCAAAGAATTTGTTGTAAGTTGTGCTGGCAGTCTTTGCGGTCTCACACCTTGCATTGAAAGTCTTCGCGTAGCCCATCAGTCGGAACTTGTTAGAAACAGGATTTCAAAATATCAAGTATATGTAGACAATGTTCTTCTGTATTATGCGGAAGCTCAGAACTACAGGTCTTGCGGAGAAACAGATAATTACAAAGCTGCTCTTGCTCTAATAAAGGCTAACCTTGATGCGTCAGGATGTGAATGCGCTTGTTGTGATGAAAACACCTATTACTGGGTATCGAACAATTCGGCTACTTCTGTGATAGACAGTATAATTGCATCTTTTCAATTTAGACTATTCACTCTTGATCCGGCAGGCCCCGGATCTCCAGTTATAGACGGCGTAGTTCCAAGTTCGGCACAAGGTGTTGAGGTAGGTGCTTTGTGGGAAAATACCACTACTGGGGTTATTTATATCTGCACCAACAATACGCCTGGCAGCGCCACATGGGTGGAATTTTACGATTATCAAGAAGTAGTTGCTGCGGCTGATGTTTCGGCGGTAGGCGGCACTAATTTAACAGCCGGCGATGTGCAAGGACAGCTAAGTCAAGCTGATGCGTTGTTTACTTCTGTATTAGGTGATGTTTTAACTCTACAGACGGACGTTGCTACTATTCAGGCAGACGCCATAGTAAGCGCCTCTAACGGTTTGACAGAGGTAGCAAATGACGTTCAATTGGGCGGAACACTTGATACAGACACCACAATAAACGTCAATGGAAATGACTTCATTATAGAAAGTGATGATTCGACTTTGGAAGTTATAGCTACCGGTGGCGTTCCTTTGTTGCTAAATGTAAATCAACCAGGCACGAGTGTAGGCATAAACGCTATTCTTACAACAACCAATAGCGCAGGTGCTGGTGCAAACGGAATAGGAAGTTCAATCCAGTTTGCGGCAGAAACAGCAGCTGGATCACCAGTTTCGACTTCTAACATTAGAAGCACATGGACCAACGCTTCAACGCAAAGCTCTAATTTTCAGATAACCACAAAGAATGCTGGAACAGAGAATGTCGGCTTTACATTGAATGCGGACGGTTCAGTAACCCTTAACGAATACGATGGCACAAACCAAGAAGGGGCTGTTACGTATATGCTAGGCGTAAACAGCACCGGACTTGTACAAAAGGTGGCAACTCCTGCTGCATTTACTACCTACGTAGCATTGATAAATCAGACTGGTACAGCAGATCCTGTTCTTACTGAGATATACAATGATACAGGTTTGACAATGACTCCCAACAGAAACGGAGTTGGAAACTACGATATAACTTCCGGAGTTAGTTTTAGTACAACAAAAACTATGGTTTTGATTTCTAATGGGGATATTGTTCTGCCTACTCGCACGCCCTGCGTTGTTGCTAGAGTTCAAGCCGGACGCATCGTTATAGAAACTAAGTTTGCGGACACCTTGACATTAGACGATCAAGTTTTGACAAATGCTTGTATAGAAGTTAGAATTTACCAATAATGACTACTAACCTCGGACAAATATATGATGAGCTTCTCTTCAGGGCTGGCAAAGACCTGAGGGGTGGCTACATCACGCCCGACGATTTCAATCGTGCGATTAACATTGTAAACCAGCGATACCTAAACACGCTCGTAGACAATTTTGAGAAGAACCGAGAAATTACCAGTGACCTACAAACATTTATCAAGACACTAGGTTCTCCTCAGTACCCCGCAATGTCGTTTACTCCTGTTTTGGCAGGACGTCCAGAGCGCGGAGGTTACGCGGATATTCCTGTCGATATTTGGTATCAGGCAACTGCAAGTTTTCTTGAGATACTGAATAAGGAATGTTCATACGAGACCAACTACCGAAGTGTAGAGTTTGTCAGCCAGCATGAGTTTGACGCCAAGATGCGTAACTCGATAATAAGCCCAGTAGACAATCCTGAAGAAAATGATCCAATACTTGTTACAAGAAATGACAAGTATTTCATTTATCCGTATATGCCACGGATAACCTTTACTTACATACGAGAGCCTATTCAGCCTGTATTTGACTATGACATTGTGAACGGGATTCCCGTATATTTACCACCAGGCACTGTTCATACGAATAACACAGTGCTACCTGCCGGCACTCCTAGTCTTAGCGTTGAATTTGAATACCCAGAAAGCTGTGTGGACCACCTAACTGATATGATTAAGACTTACATCGGTATTGGTAACGAAAACCAATGGAACATTCAGACTCAAATGCCAAGTAAAGTATGATCACGAAACGTCAAGCTATCGAATTAATACAGCACAGATTGACTGGGGGAGACACTCCGGAAGATTTGCGCCGTCTGTATCCTCGCTCGATCATTTCTCGTGTGCTTAACTTGGCTCTTGCCGACATCGTATCGCGCGATCCTTATGAGGCAAGCGACATGGCGGTTCCGTATGTTTTTACTCCAGCTACTGACGCCAATGGTTACTATGTAACGCTCAGCCCACAGCCAATCGCGGGGACTATGGCAATCTTTAGTGTGGAAGATCAGTCAACCGGGGATAACGGCTACATTGTTCAAACTAAGGCGGAGGCTACGGCTATCAATATCTTACGCGGAGGAAATAAGTCGGCAGCTATCCTTTTTAAGGACAAGTTGCGATTTAACAGGGCTCCTCAAGGAAACGTCACCGTGACCATGGTTCCTAATGTGTACCAAATGGATGATGATGATGTTTTGATTATACCGAGCGACGAAACCGGAAAAGGCGAAATGATGTTGTTCCAAATGTGTATGCAGGTACTAATGTCACAACAGTTCCAAGACGACTTGAACAACGATGGTATCGATATTCAAGCGCTTGCAAGAGACAGTTCAAGATTATACTCTAACGGATGACAATTAAGAATGTAAAATATATCGCCACATCTGCCCTGTATCGTCTGGGTAAGAATCCCGTTGGACGTGAGTTGACTTGGATGACTCAGGTGGCTATCGACTACTTGAGCGAGAAATCACCGCTTGACGGCAACGTGTCGCTTAGAACCATTTACGGCAAGATCGACACGGGTGCACGCGTATTTACCATGCCGGGCGACTGCATGAGAATATCTAAGGTGGGATTGAAATCAGGTCGCCGCATTTGGACGCTCACTCCAGATACCTCGTTAACGTATCCGGAAGAGTTCTTCCAATGCGAAAGCGATGCTACCGATCCGGTTGTTCTTGATGGCCTTTTCCCTTATGGTTATTTCGGCTTTTTCTATAACCAAACACAGTATGGTCTTGGTGGCGGAAGAAATCAAAACTATTACCGAATAGATGGAAACAACATCATATTCGATCACAATATACCGGACGGCCAATTAGTAATTGAGTATTTCTCAAATGGTGCTGCCGTAGATGAAAATACCTTAATTGACACGGCTTACGCAGAGCCTTTTCGCTTATATTTGATGAGCGAATACTGCTTGCACAAGGGCAACAGCGAGGACAAGGCTAAATACAAAGAACTACAGATTCAGTATGAGGCCGCTCAATGGAGCGCAAACTTGCTTGTCAAGGCTCCGCGACTCAGCGAAATGATTGATGCACTTGCACAGAGTTCAGAGTTTAATTTAGGATAATGAGTTTTAACGAGACTATAAGTTTTGAAGGCGGTATAAATACCGACGACACGCCCCAGGGTATGCCTAAGGGTGATTATCGTGATTTTTCATATTGCCGATTGGGTTACAACTCAGGCAATGCTTACGCGGTAGAAACTTCTGACGGAACACTGCTTATAAATAATCCACCCATAGAAGTGCAGGACCAAATAGTTGGCGCAACTCCTTGGCAGAAAGAAAACTCTATTGTATACTTTGTTTTTAAGGCTACTCTCATCCATGAGATATGGGTTTACAATATTGACAATCAAACTCATACTGTCGCTGTACAGGGTAGCGAGCTCAATTTCAGTCGTGATTGGCCGATTTTTCACGCTAATGTCATAGATGATATTTTAAAGTGGACTGACGGTCGCTGGGATCCGCTCATGTATGATGCTGATGGAAATCGTTTATTTAACCCACCTTATCAAATTAACCTACGCAAGGCTCTTGATGGGGACTACACTGTAATTGATTTGCAAACCATTGACGCCATTAAATGGCCAATGGATCCACCTTTTGTAAGTTATTTCACCGATACTACACGAAATGACAACAAGCTAAGAAACAAGCTGTTTAAGTTCATCATCCAGCCCGTGTACGAAAACGGAGAATTAGGTGCGTGGTCAATGTATTCTGAGTTGGAATTACCGTCTCAATCAGAGCTTGTATCAGGAACCAACTGGGTATTTTTAAATAACGATAATGGAATACGTATACGATTCGATACCGGTCCTTCCATAATCAGAAAATTCAATCTTGCCGTTCAGCAGTTTGATAAGGATTCGTTAGGAGCGGAACCGCCTTTTGGAGTTTTCCTACAGCTTGATAAAGACCAAGACGTAATAGCTGACAACGCTATTTATATCGTTGAATTTTACGGCAACGCAGCAACAGCACCGGCAGTTGACTTTTTGAAGAATTACGATAGACTTCCTGTGGTAGCAAGCTGTCAAGAATACTTGCCTACAAATCAATTGACTTATGTTAATTTCAGGGAGGGCTACGACAAGCCTACGGAAATCCCTTTTATTCTTGACGCATCAATGAGTTACGATGTAACCGAATTGATATGGAGACCCAAATCATTGGAAGATGTTTGGAGGGTATATGTTACAGGAGGTGATTTTACAATGGATCTTAACTGGGCGGGCAATCCATCGCTAAATGTAAATACCCGTTTTGTTTTTGAGCCGGGAATGGTCGTTTCATTTTCAACCCCAAATACGATAAGTCCGATTCAATACAGAAGTAATTTTTTGTATTATTATATCACAGAAGGTCTTGTAAACGCCGCTCTCAATCAGCCAAATGTTTTTGATCAGAACGCTTACGTATTTCAGGCGGCAGGAGATTTTATTGCATCGCAGTGGTATCCTAATGGGTTTATTATTCCTGGAACTGTTACGGCACCTTTTGCATCCGGAATGAGATATGAGGCTGTTAGAGACCCAGCCGAACCCGCTATAACTGGATGGGGTTCTAATATAAATGTTATAGAAAACAGAACAACTGACGCAAGACCTAGTTTAAAAACCGGGGCAACGCATGAATTTGGAATAGTATACGGGGATAGGGCATATAGGGATAGCACCGTTTACACGGTAAACTCATTGAATCTTTTTGTGCCATGGTTTTACGACGAGCCTGCAAGATCTGGTTTTATAGATAGTCGGGACCCATATACAGTAACCCCAAGAATTACAATTAACCATATCCCACCAATTTGGGCTACGAGGTATTGGATTGTTGGCAAGCCAGCTACAGAAATATTAAGCTTTGGTCAGTATATATCAAATAACAAGCAAGATGGAGCTGCGGCAGGGTCAGGATATGTTCAGTCCATAAAACTTGATAGCGTTACCAATAATAGGTACATAATTTATATTGACAACTACTACGAAAACCAAAACCTTGGCGCCACTATAAAACACGAAATAAAGGTTGGCGACAAATTGAGGTTTGTAAGGGAAAGTCTTTTTGGTGCTGGAGCTGTTTATCTGAATTACTTGGAAGTTGACATTATAGATGTTGATACAACGGGAACAGATGGTAGAACAGCCGTGTACACGAATTTGTTTGACATTAATTTAGTGGAACCAGATCCACCATCAACTTCGGGTTTTGTGTTTGGTCAAATGGTAGAAATATACACGCCTCGTCCGGCTATTGATGACACTGGGAGTATTTTTATTTCAGCATGGAGGGACGTTACCGATGATATTGAGATTCTAAATCCACATACAGAAGACAGGGCTCATAACGCTCCTGATTGCGATTATATAGCTTATGTTCAAGGGGTTATTCCTTATTTCTATATTCCGGGTGACAACTCCAATATAAACGGGCAGACATTCTTCGTCACGGTTTACTATGACGATAACACTACTGACGAGTTCCCTGGACAGGTCGTGACAGCAGAGTATAGCATTGGATCAAATTTAACTAGAATAGAAATACCGGCCCTCGCAGCAGATGCGAGAATTTGGTATATGTGTCTAAGGGAGTTGTCATCTG